GGTGCAATGGCCAGGGCTCTACGGATATTGGGTGTCGAATAACCGGACACCGCTGGTCCACTCCGTGCCCGCGTCATCGGTGGTTCCAGATCCCTACGCCAATGTGCGGGTGGATGAGCGGGATGAGCGCCGGGCGCGCGCGGCGTGGGAGCGGCGCAAGAGGCGCCAGGCGGAGCAGGTCAAGGCAGACGAGATCAGCCGGCTCAAGGCACACCCACGGGTCAAGGTCGCGCCACTGCCGCCACAGCCACCCGTCGAGGAGATGGACGAGATCCTGTTGGAGTATGCCAAGGCCGCCGGGATCTCCACGAAGGGCTACCGGACCGACCGTGCATACTGGCGCCGTCAGATCGGCTGGACCATCAAGCAGCACGCCGACCGGCTGAGGTACAAGTGATGCCCCTGTTCGAGTACCAATGCGACGGATGCGGCCACCGGCTGGAGGTGCTCCAGAAGCACGACGACCCGCCGCCCGTGTGCGCACCCTGCGATGAGGAGGTGATGATGGAGACCGCATCGGACCCCCTTCCAGAGACGCCCTACATGTCCCGCCTGGTCAGCGTCTCCAGCTTCAGCCTCAAGGGCCACGGCTGGGCGCGGGATAGCTATGGACTGAACAAGGGGGACGGATGAGCACCGAGTCGCGGAGGCCGCGACAGGCGCTGAACGAGGCGCTGAATGAAATATTTCCACACCTGGCGGTCAATGTTGTGCGGATCAACTGGCGCTGCCGCTTGCCGTGCAAGCGCAAGCTGTTGATCGAGGTGTTGGAGGGGCGAAAGACCGCCCGCCGCACCTGCCAAGGTTGCCGCCGTCTGTGGGTGGTCGATCTGGAGACAAACATAGCGACAAGCACACAGGCAAACCCAAGGCGATCAAGGCGGGGGGAGGGATGACCCTGCAAGATGTGAAGCGCCGCCTACAGGTGATGCGGGACCGGGGCTACAACGCCAACACGGTCCGCGACGTGGAGTGGTTGATCGACCGGGTCCACACCCTGGAGGCAGATCAGGCCCGCCGGATGGAGTGGCGCCAGGCGTTCAGGGCTCAGCACGTTGTAGTCCGTCAGGAGAGGGACCAGGCGATCCTGGCCGCCGTTAGTCACGTGAACCGCCAACAGTTCGCCGGGAAGCACGAGCAGGATCGGGCTGATTCCGTCGAGTGGCTGAGGAGATGGTCGCCACTGGTTGACCGTATCCGCAAGGGGGAGGGATGAGGGCCGTCCACTGGACCAGCGGGGCACAGCGAGAGCGAGACCCGACCGGGTTCCTGCTGTGGCGTACCGAGTGCGGGCGGTGGGTACTGCTGAGCCGGACCGCCGCGCACGCCCTGGTGACGTGCAAGCAGTGCATCAAGAGGATGGCATAGATTGACGGGCGGGTGGATATAGAATATTGCCACAGTGGGAGACGTGCATCGAATGGCAGGACGCAAGAGCACAGCAGAAGCCGTTCAGGAGCGGCGGCACGTGATCGAGGCGGCCCTCGTGGCGGGGGAGTGGAGCCTGCGAGTTCAGGACCAGCTCGCTGAGCGGTACGGGGTGACACCCAGGCAGATCCGGCAGGATGCCCAGGCCGTCCGGGCGCGATGGGCTGAGCAGGAGTCAGACCTGACACTGGAGGACCGACACACCAGGTGGCGCCAGCGGGTGGACCAAACATACCGCCAGGCGCTCAAGGATGGGCACACCCTGACGATCTCCCGGCTGCTGGCCATGGAGGCCCGCGTGGAGGGCTTCGATGCGCCCCAGCGGGTGCAGATAGACGCGACCGTCCAGCAGATAGCAGACCCGGCCGTGATGGCCCGGCAGCTCCTGGAGGCCGTGCCGATGCTGTGCGAGGTGCTCGGAGTGGATGCGCCGGTGCTGGTGCTGCCGGTGCTCGATGTGGTGCCCGATGAGTAGGCGCCGCCCGGTGCTGGTGCCGGTAGACCTGACCCTGGAGGAGTCCGATCGCGACTGGCTGGTCCAGCGGGCAGCAGCAAAGGGCTTGACCCCTGAGCGGTACATGCAGCGCCTGGTTCTGTGGGAGCGGCGCAAGGATGAGCGCACGCATGAGCAGATGAGGGGTCAGGCATGACGGCCGGCCCTGCGGTCATGCGTGGCACGCTCCGGTGGCGCGTCCTGGTCTGGGTCTGCTCGGAGCCCGGAGAGTGGTCTATCCGCTCGCTGGCCGCTGACATGGAGGAGTCCTACGCCAGAGTGAAACCCGCCGTGTACTCGCTTCGAGCACGGGGGCTCCTGGCCTATGGGCTCAGGCTCAGCCCCACACCCACCGGTCGCCGCGCACTCGCGTCGGTACCAGAACCAGTCAAGCAGGAAGGATGAACAGATGAGAAAGCAGGACGACACAACCGAGGCCGCCGCTGAGTGGCTGCCGATAGACTCGCTCACACCGTGGGCGGACAACCCACGAGACAACGCGCACGCCGTGCCGGAGGTGGCCAAGAGCATCAAGCGGTTCGGGTTCGCCTCGCCCATCATCGCCCGCCCTATCGAGGGTGGAGGGCTGGAGATCATCGCGGGCCACACCCGGCACAAGGCAGCCCAGAGCCTGGGCCTGGACCGGGTACCTGTGCGAGTGATGGACCTGGACCCCGCCGACGCCAAGCTGCTGGCGCTGGCGGACAATCGACTGGGTGAGCTGGCCGACTGGACCGGCGGCCTGGAGGACATCCTGCGGGAGCTTGACGCCGATGGGGTGGACCTGGACGGCCTGGGGTGGAGCACTGAGGAACTGGACGCCCTGACGGGTGGCGGGTCCGAGCCGGTAGACACGCCCGTTCCTGGCAGCCTGGCCGCTACATTCGGAGCACCACCTGTCACCCTGCTGGACAGTCGGCGGGGCTACTGGCAGGACCGGAAGCGCGTCTGGGTGGCAGTGGGGCTCCGGTCTGAATCGGGCCGTGGTGCGGATCTCGCGTTCAACCAGACTGGCCTCGAGGGGTTTGATACCGGGACTTCCATCTTCGACCCCGTTCTGGCCGAGCTGATGGTCCGGTGGTTCAGCCCCGATGAGGGTACTGTGCTTGATCCGTTCGCGGGTGGCTCGGTGCGTGGCATCGTGTCGGCCATGGTCGGCCGCCACTACACAGGCATCGACCTGCGGCCCGAGCAGGTGGAAGCGAACCGCACCCAGTGGGAAGCCATCCATGCCCGCGTGAGTGGTCAGGCATCTGGAGGCTCTGCGGAATGGATATTGGGTGACAGCCGGGTGGTGCTGGCGGACGATGGGAAGGCCGGTGGTCCCTACGATATGATCCTCAGTTGCCCGCCATACGGTGACCTGGAAACGTACAGCGAGGACCCCACCGACCTGTCCAACATGGACCACGATGCGTTCCTCACCGCGTACCGGGCCATCATAGCCGCAGCTGTGGCGCGCCTTGCGCCCGATAGTTTCGCCGTATGGGTGGTGGGAGACTTCCGCGACAAGAAGGGCCTATATCGGAACTTTGTCGGGGCCACCATCACCGCCTTCCTGGACGCGGGTGCTCACCTGTACAACGAAGCTATCTTGGTGACCCCTATGGGTACCCTTCCGCTCCGGGCTGGTCGCGCCTTCAGGGCCGGGAGGAAGCTGGGCAAGACGCACCAGAACGTCCTAGTCTTCGTCAAGGGTGACCCCCGCATAGCCGCCGACAGGTGTGGCACTGTGGATCTGCGCCTTGAGGCAGACGGCGAGCCTGAGTGACCACCGCCGCCGTCATCACGCCGATGCTCGGTCAACTCCAGAGCATACAGCAGCACCGCAAGGACCACCCGCTGGCCTATGCTCGACTGTGGGATCGGCCGATGCCGCGCACGTCTCAGCGCCGCGCATTCCAGCAGCTCGGCTCGCTGATCACCATCATCTCAGGCGGCAACAGATCGGGCAAGACCACAGCGGCCTCGATGTTCGCCGTGGCCTATGCGATGGGCCGATCCCATCCTGACGTGGCGCGATGGCTCAGCATCAACCAGATGGACCCGGAGAGCATCCCTGACCGGGCGGGGACCGTCTGGGCTATCGCCCTGGACTCGCCAGATGGGCGCGAGTACATGCGCCCGGCCGTGGCTCAGTGGCTGCCGGTGGGCTCTAAGTGGCGCAACCGGGATGGCTACGGCCGGTCTGAGGTCCGCCTACCTGGAGGGGGCCGGGTGATATTCCTGAGCGTGGCAGCCGGCCGGGAGAGCTTCCAGGGTTCAGCGGTTGACCTCTGTTGGTTCGACGAGGAGCCCGGCGACCAGAGCGTTGTGAATGAATGCCTGATGAGACTAGTCGACCGTCGGGGCAGAATGCTGGTGAGCATGACGCCTTTACGCGGCATGACCTGGCTCTACGATAGGTGGATAGCCAACCCGGCCGATGATGTGCGGGTGCACTACATCCATGGCGAGGACAACCCGCACCTGCCGGCGGGGGCCCTGGCGCGACTGCTCAGGCAGTACGGCCCACACGAGCGAGCTGCACGCGCACGCGGCGAGTGGACCACCCTGGAGGGCCGGGTGTACCAGGACTGGGCACGGCACCTGCACATCGTGGAACCACACCCGATCCCCGAAGACTGGCTGATCTATCTGGGGATGGACTTCGGCACCCGTGCACCAACGGCAGTCACGGTCTGTGCACTCGATCCGAAGTCCGACCGGCTGACGCTCGTGGCGGAATACTACAAGGCCCAAGCCACGTTGAGCGACCACGCCAAGGCGATCCACGCACTGATAGCCAAGTGGGGGGAACCGGAGTGGATCGTCTGCGATCCCGAGGACCGGGGCGCCAGGCTATCGCTGGCGCGTGACCATGGCCTGACGAACATCGGGGCCCGCAAGGGCAAGGGCTCGGTCAGGAATGGCATAAACGATCTGAGCGAGCGCCTGGCTCCTGATGCCGAGGGTCGCCCCGGTCTCCAGGTGTTCAGCACCTGTACCCACTTCATCCGAGAGATCGAGTCCTACGTGTGGGATGAGCGGGGCAGTGGTGAGGTCCGAGATCAGCCGAAGCAGCGCCAGTCCGACCACCTGCTTGACGCCGTTCGATATTTGGTTGTCAAGCTGGGAACCGGCGGCACCTTCGCCGTGGGGTAGCGGTTGACTATGAGGCCCGCACTGTAAAGGTTGCCTTTACAATCCTGCTGCGCTACCGTCATAGCGTGGCCGACTCCTCTCTTGCCCTGCGGGATACGTGGCTCACACGTGTCCTCCGTGCGCTAAAGCTGGTGGAGGTGCGTCCGGACGGCAGCACCACGCACATCGCTGGGGCTGACTTCGCCGATGGCCGGTCACGAGCTCCAGGCATGAGCGCGATCAACAGCATGAGCGCACTCGCCGCCTTCCCATGGGTGCAGGCCAGCGTGTCAGCCATCGCCGATGACCTCTCGATGTTGCCCATGAAGGCGACCAAGGGCCGGGGGAAGAACGCCGAGCCCATCGAGGACCACCCGGTGTTGGACCTGCTGGAGCAGCCCACGAGCCGGACATCCGGTGTCATGCTCAGGCGTCAGCTCCTCACGGACCTGGTGCTAACCGGCGATGCCTATCTGCTGGTCGCGGGTAGCCCGGATCCGGCGGCGCTGATTCGCCTGCATCCCGAGCGGGTGCGCATTGTACCGTCTGCCGATGGCCAGGCCGCCGCCTACGACTACCAGCAGAGCGGCCAGACGGTGCGCTATGGGTGGGAGCAGGTGCTGCACATCCGGGCGACATCCTGGGAGGATGGACCGCAGGGCCTGTACGGTACCG